ATATTAGGTGCTTCTAGCGCACCGTGTAAGAAGTTATTTGTTTTATCTTTGTCCCATTTGTGTGTCTTAGGGGCTTCTTTAGAAAACTCTTTTGCTAGAATTAGAACATCGAAGATGTCCTCTTCAGACATAGGTCTTATTTTACTGGGCATTAAATCCTCGGATTAGTTGCTGTGATTAATCCCCAACCCAATAGAACGAAGTCTTTACCTGCTTCACTTTCATATTTAATTCGCATTGATCGACCATTGCCTCTGATCTTTAAGCGAGTAGTAACAACATCCTCTGGATAGTCATATATTGACAAATCACTAGGATTAGGTACCACTGGATATTTAAGACGATATGCTTGTTGTGGTGTACTGAAGGTACCCTTGAAGTCCCACGCTGTAGATACTTTAAGGGACGATGGTCTAATTGCTTGATAACCAGATACTTCGTTACCTGTAAAGCCCTCCTCTGTCAAGCGACAGTAGGAAATAAGGTATGGAGTATTCTTATGTCTTGTCAAGTCACCTAGGAAATCATAACCAGTTTCAGCATAAGATGAATAATCTGTATCACCCCAGTCTTGGAAACCAGTGTCTGTAAAACCAGCCATAGTTAACTTATTATCAGCACCGTTACGGACTAGAAGAACGATAGCTGGATCACCAATGTTGAACGTAGAGATTTGTGTTGATACAACATCATAAAAGTTAGCTGCACCTACAGCACCTCTAATATTAGAGGCAGAGATATTTCCTGTAAAAGTAGCTGTTGTAGCTGAAGTCGATTGAATTGTAATTGAATCTGAAGTTACTGCTGTTATTTCCCAAGACCCTGAATTTAAGGTATCATAGAAAAAAGTAGCACCATATAAAGAAATAGAAATATAATAATAAGGGTATCCTACTACATTTAAGAATGTAACATTATCTCCTACCAGAAAACTATGGTTTTCTTCTAGGGTCAACTTCAAATCTACTGTATTCGAACCTGAAGTTACATACATAGTTATAGAAGAAATAAAATCGGCACCTACATAAACATCGTCTGCACCATTGTTAGCTGTAACATCTAACTCTAATTCAGTTGCACCGAACCCTGAGTAAAAAGCCATACCTGCAATACTTGAAGTACTTGATGTTTGATCTGATACTTTCCAAGGATAAAATGCCTGAAGAGGAATATCAAGAATCAAGAAGTTATTTAACTTAGACTCAATTGTTTCATCGTTGTCAGGATACCCCCAGAAGATACGTTTGTTGATACGGTCATATGCAGCTACAGTTTTTGACTTAGCGTTTGAATCTATCTTGTCCCATAAAGTTTGAATAGTAGAAATTGATAAATTTTGTTCTGTACCTTGACCTGATACTGGATCAACCTGTAGGGTGTGAATACCATAACGGGACCACCAGAAGGGTAAGCCTTCGGCTTCAACAAAGGACTGTGGGTTTACGATACCTACAGGTGAAATGAAGTTAATAGAAAAGACAGTTGCTTTGAAAACACCATCTACACCTGTGATTTGCCATACACCATTTTCCGCAAAAACAAAGATAGATGATTGAAAAGCATATAATCTCTGAATATTAACTGCGTCTGGAATCTTAATGACACCGCCATCGTTGTCCAGTAGATCAGATAAGTATTCAGCCGTAGGGTCATTGCGTTGATAACAGATACCTAAATCACTTGTTGTATCAATGATGCGTGAAAAAAGAATTGTACCTGCGTTCTTAGCACTGTCTAGGCCAGCATAGAAGATACGACCACCAAAAGCTACAACAGACTTGAAACGAGAGGATTCGGTTTCAGTTGTAAGACCTGAAAGACCTGATGCAGTTGTACGGTCCTTGTTAAAGAAATCAAGAATATAATGACCGTTACCTGACAAAGAGGTACCTGCGTCAATTTTTTCCCACTCAGTTACGTCCTGTTGGTCAGACGTATTCTTGCCTGAAAACCACGGATGGGTAAGAGGCGGGTGGTCACCAGCTACACCTTTAATTAATTGATAATAACCTAGTGCAGTATACCCTGCACGTCCATTGTTTTCAGAAGCCCATCCTGAGTTCAAGGTATCATACTGACGACCGATAGGTGCATCCACACCTTCGGCGGCTCTGCTATAGAACTCGAAGTAGGTAGGATCTCCGTTAATACTACCCTGATAATCAAAGTCACGGGTACGGAAGTCAATCTGAGTTACAGTAAAAGTACCTGCATCGTACTCAATAGCTATCGTGTCTATTGCATTTGATGATACGACAAGAAGGCCATTGAGTGATGCAAATTGACACTTAGCGGTTTCAGCCCCTGCAGACCCTGCAAATTCATAGGATGACAAATTAACTGAGTTAGCTTCAATTTGTGCTGAATGGGGTAGATCAGCTTTATTGTAGAAGTAAAGGGTAGAACCTTTTTGCAATACAAGGAACTCTAACTCAGAATTACCACCTACGTTGACCCAAGTACCAATAGAAATCTTTTCAGTATCGCTGATTGTAAAAGATGACAAAGAATAATTATCTTCTAAAGCTACACCTAAACGACGACGACGAGTACCATCACGACGAAGGTCACAGTTAAGTTCATCGACAGAAGCACCTTCAGGAAAAGTTAATTCCGCAGCCTCAGTAACAAGACCACGGACAAAGTTATTAACTGCCTTCTGATTTAGACTTTGTGGCATTACGTTGCTTCTCTCTCATATCAGCATATTCGTCACGTAGGACAGTCTTTGACTTGGGTCTTTTACGCAGGTAACTTTCTAAAGCAATCTTAGCTTTGTTAATACTTGTATAAGATCCAGATAGTTCTTTAGGAACTATACCTTTTTCAAATCTAAAATTAAAAAAGATATTACCACCTAAGCTTTTCTCAATAAAGACTTTAGTTTTTAACTTATCTGTAGTACAGACACAAAATCTTTTTTCGTGATTATGTTCGTATTCTACCATTAATGGCGTCCGTAATACGGCCTCTTGTTAGCTTGTTTAGTTTTGTACATATCATTTTGAACGTATGACTTTAATCGACGAGCAGACTGTTCAACCTTAGGGTCTGACCCACCTTTGAATAATGAGAAACAAGTTGACTTAGCCTCTGCAAGCAACAAAGGCATAAGTGTGTTATCTAAATCAGGTTCAAAAGCATTCGTCTGGCTGAAGGTAGGATAGACAGAACCCCATGCACGAGTCTTAGCTGCTTGAAGGGATGTCTCTTCGGCTACATCATATGCATCTACAATAATATACTCATCATCAAAAGATGTGTAGTAGGATGGATCACGGTCATTAGCAACATAGATGTCAACATTACCTTCGAAGGTTTCTACCAGTACATCATCTTCGGACATACGATCAAGAAAGACAAGAGGGTCTACATACTTTAGTTCCTTAAAGTCTTTGTTAGCCACAGTTCCTACGTTGTATTCTAAACGTATAATCTTCTTTGTGTCTGTAGGGTACTTAAAATGAGTAGGTTTAGCTGTATCACCTAATGCAACTAATGACAACAGACGTCTATGTTCAGGGATGTCCCTAGCTGCAATAATATTAAAGTATGTATCTTCAACTACTGATGCAATCTGTTGAGCCTCGACTGTATCTGTAATACTCGTCACATCCTCAGAGTCCATATCAGACAGGATTGACCTTACGATCTGTAAGAGTGTTGTCTTCATTATGCAGTTGATCCCATAATTGACATAAAGGCAGATGCTACATTCATTGCAAAGGACGCATCACCTTTAACTTTAATTTCTAGGTAATCGTTAGTTGAGAATGTTGTAAAACCAAAGACAGAAATTGATCCCCATGATCCTGAATCGATAGTACGGATAGTACGTGCCCCACCTAGTTCAACACCGTTCTTAAAAATTGCAAACTCACAGTTACGTGAAGTACCACTTGAGTTAGATGATGCAATAGTAAAAACGATCTGTGCTTCAATGTCTTCTGTTCCCGTGTATTTTAGACGAGCATTGGGAGATGTCTCACCTACAAAACCGTTAGTCTCTGCTACTGTAAAAGTAGGATCAAGGATTGTGTCAGATGTTGTTACAGAATGTACATAAGCAGGTGTTACCGCATCAAATCCTACATATGCTCCAATGAAACGAGTCTTCTCTACCCATGAACCTGAACCTGATCCATTAGCAACATACACTGTACCTGCACCTGCAGAAGCCGCACCCTTAGGTTCGTGCAAGTAAGGATCAGTTAGAGTTGAGTGATTTACATTAGCCATATAAGGTGTCCCTGCCAGTGTTAAAGATATTATAAACTAACTAATTACATTTGTCAATAGAAAACTTTAGTGGGTACCCCTAAAAAAAGGGATACCCTAGTTTTTTATTAAAGTCAGACGTTAGGGTCAGTAACGACTGTAACCAAGGTTTCATCACGGTACTTTTTGACACCGTAACGAGCAGATGTGACATACTCGTGACGTTGGTAGTCTTTGTTGTACTCGTAATCAACCTCTGGCATTTGACGCCATGCACCTACGAATGGGTTTGCATCCCCTTCAGTTGTGAAGAAGTAGTTAGCCACACCGTTAGTTACGTTAAAGGCGTTAGTTGTAGCACCATCACGTTCTGCTAGTGCGGTGTCGTTAACGTTAGTTGGCAAGAAGTTAGATGTATAAACATCGAAGCCATATACGTTAGCAACGAAACGCATACCAGTTGCAATACCATCACGAACAATGCCTTCGAACATTGGGTTATTAGCAACACCAACGATGTTAGACAATGTGTTCAGTTGGAACTCAACAGATGGGTCAACGATTGCAACCAAACCACGGTCAGGAGTTGAAGCTTTTTTCAACGCATAACGTGCGTATGCAAAGTCAGCAAGTTCAATCTTACCTGAGTTACCACCTGAGATACGGTGAGCAATACTGTTTACTGCAACTGATGCGTTATCTGCCAAACCTGCTTCAGGCGCTGCGAAAGTGGTTGTTTCGAAGTGCTCCAAGATTGCACGAGCTTGCTCAGGGGCAAAACGTGCTTCAAGTTGTGCAGAATAGAACGAGTCTTGCGATGCTTGCTTGGTGATATAAGTAGCTGAGGTTAGGTACTTATCAACCGTGAAAGTAAAGTTAGAAGTTGTTAACGGATCATAAGTGACTTGTGTGTCATCTGTATAATCGTTAGTTCCAATTGTACCAATTTGCGGGATATTGAAAGTATCACCATCTGGGAAACCCTCAAGCATACGTACATAACGCTGTGCTTGCATTTCGTCACGAAGGATCTCTTTCAGTTCGGATGACCACAGATTACTGCGGACAAGGTTTGTGCTTACTGCACTATCGTTCATACCAGCCATTAGCTAGTCCTTTCATTAATTACCAAACCTATCACCCATTTTCATTTTGTCTCGCATAAGCTGTTGTTGAATTTTAGGTGAATAGTATTGATTAGGGTTTTCCCGACGAATCTTTTGGTAATATGACCAGTTGCGTTCCGTCGAGGATTGCATATTTACCCCTTCAGTATTGATAGAACTATTCATCATCGAACTAAATGAATTGTTATTTTGTCGATTGTCACCAAACAATGCTAGGAAAGCTGAAGGTGACTCAGATGCTAGTTCTTCCATACGTCCCATTGACAAACCTAACTCAGAGGCTTTGTTCTGCAGGGCTTCACCAAGTTTATCTCCGTATTGACTACGCAGTGTTTCCTCAACACTTTTTAAGTTTTGCTCTACGGACTTCTTGGTTTCTCGTTCTAGAAGGGTTTTCTCTACAAGGCTCTTCAGATCATCCTCGTTTAGAGAAGGTGGTGTGCCTTCCTCTTCAACGCCAGCAATATTCTTTTTGTCAGCCTTAGAGGTTTTCGCAGTGCTGGTATCTGCGGCCTTGCCTCTAATTTCTTCGAGCACCTGTGCTGCATAATCGTTTTTACCGAGGTCTTCACGAAGTTGCCGATTCTGTTCTTCTAGCTGTTGGATATAGTTGTCTGCTTCTAACTTACCCTTAGCTAGAACTTCAGGATCTTTCCAGTTCTCGCCTTTGGCTTGCACAAGCTTTTCTACAAATGACATAGGGGGTTGGTCAGTTTGTTGAGGTGCTTGTTGTTCAATCTGAGTTTGTTCTTGGTTAGAAGCATTCTCAGTAAAAATGGAGGACATTGGTTATTCCTTACTATCTAAATTTATAATATCAAGCACTAGGTTTAGTGCCCTGTTATAGCCGATACGATCAGCTTGTTTGTAAGCCCATGACGGACTGTCATAGTCAGCCTGTGATGGGATCTCCTTGAGCATTGACTCAAGAATACTTTCAAGACGAAAAAAACTTTCTTGACTAGACAAAATACTTTGACGTACTCTATCTTTATCTTCCTTCGTCTTACATTCTTTAAACCATACAGCTTTCATTATTTCTTTTTAGGAGCCTTCATGGTTTTTACTGGCTCTTTCTTCTTAGTGCCTTTACCGTAAGTTATCTTTTTGTCTTTCATGTATGGCATATTAGAGTCCTTTCTCTATTGCTATTTGTTGCTCTTCTTCGAACTGGACTTGCGCCTCAGTTGCAATTTTCTGTGTTTGCATTTGTTCTGTAACTGTTACGTTCTCCCCGAAGAGTGCGGGTTCACCTAACTCCTCTGTAATCAAGCGAGCAAACTCTTTACCTGACAGGTGGGCTGACATAGTAGGGTCAGCTAGTTTTAACTGATATAGTTGTGTCAAGTTCTGCACTCGTTGTGCACGTTCTGCAAAGTGACGAGCACCGATAGGAATGATACGTCCATTTGCCTTTATATCTTCTTTAGTAATCTGTTCGAAGAAATACAAACCTGTGTCATCATTTAAAACACGAATGGTGTCTGCATAATCCATGTTACGCCGTGCAGCCTCTAGCATTGCGTTAAGTATTGGCTCTAAGAAGACACGTTCAAAATGGGCTGTTTTGTGTTGAAAGATACGACCTGCTGCAGACATTAACTGTTGAACTTCGAAGGCTGTCTTCTCACCTGCACTACGGATACCCATCGCTTCACGAGGAGCACCTGCCAACATTTCCATTTTGTTTTCTAGATTCTGAATTTGGAAATCAGCATTAAGTGCTGTTGCGTCAGGTGCTAGGTATCCTACGTCACCTTCTTCACCTAGGTAGATACGGGCTGCAGGTTCGAAGTCGAAGTCTTCTACATCACCTCTAATCTTAATAATTGGATATGCAATCTGATCGAATACATCTGCTTTAAGATTTTCTAGATGATCAATTCGGTACTGCATTCCGACAAGATTATCTAGTGGACCCATTGCGTATAAATTATCAGGACGTTCCCGCCACCCTGCATGGAAGATATGAGCCTTACCTAACCAACTAGGATTCTGTTCATTGCGTAAGACATAAGAACGATCCACAACTGTAATGACACGGTTTTTATGAAACTTGTTATTACTGCTATCGTGAATATCTCCATAGAAAGTAAGCAGTTCTACATAATTAGACTCATAATATTCTTTTAAAGATGAAAAGCCATCTGCGATATATGCTTGAGATTTACTTATATCAACAGATACCTCAGACATAGCTGCACGATTATCTATCATTTTCTGTAGAATAGAAGACAAATAACCGTTATCTGAGGATTCTTGAACTTTACGGGCTACTTCACCTAAAGTCATTACTGTACGTACTACTTTAGGACTATTCTCAAAAGATGGTGCCAAAGGATTAAAGCAGATGTCAAACGGACTAATACGGACTAATTTAGGTCCGACATAGTTTACTGAGACATCACCATCCTCATATTCACTGTAGTCTCTCACAAAGTCTACAGTTGCAAAACAATTACCATATTGAATGTAATCACTGATAAGTCTGCTTACTGTATTCTCAAAGTCAGATTGACGGACTTTGTTTGACATATAAGCCTGTATTACATCTCGTTTAGCTTTGGTGTTTGAATCTGCGTCATTAGCTTCGAAACGAAACCACCGCTTTTGAGGAAACAATGCTGAAAAATAGTTAGCATGTAGGTTATCTGCAATTTGTGTTAGCTTAGGGGTTGTTGTACTATTTGTCCAAGGAAGTTTACTATTGGAAGTAGTACGTGTATCTGTTGCATACAGATAGTTACGGAGTTCTTTCCACTCTTCAATTTTATTTTGACGAGCTTGATTCCATTTATTCCAACGACTTGTTATCTCAGTCGCAAGAACATGTGGTTCAATCATTTCGTCAATATCAACAGTTGTTCCAGCCATTAGAAGGAAACTCCACCAAATCTTTTATTAAACTGCACGATGTTGTCCTTTTGCCTACGGACTGATCTAGCAGGTTTTACTGCCATGTCTACTACTGAAGCTAAAGCATCAATTACGTCATCATGCGGAGGGTTACGTGATGACAATTCTTCTTCTAAGATTTGAGTATTACCTCCACGGTAATGCCATATACTCATGTTATCATACCGAGGCTCTAAGACAGCCGAAATACGTTCTTGTTTATTACCTTGGCTTTTATTAGGACGAAACTCATCTATACTTATTGCAAGTCCGTGTTGTTTAATTAATTCTTTAAGCTGTTTAACAATAGCCATTTGAGCTACAGTTGTTTCAGCCCTGAGTTTACGGAAAGACCATTTGTTTGACAAATGAAGTACGTGATCAAAGTATTCTGAAATACGATCCGTGCGGAATCTATCAATATCTAAGACATAAACATTGTTGTCTGCATCAATTCCAATAACAACAATGGCTGTATAATCTGCCCGTTTGCCTAAAGAAAATGCAAAGTCAACTGCTGCAAAAACATTAAGTCTGTTGTCTCTGTAGTAAAGGTTTCCGTTTTCTTCTCTGATATGTTTACGTTCATAGTATTGAAATTTATTTGAGGGTACTGGCACATTGTCTGGGTCTGAAGGGTCGTTATAGTACTGTGCTCGAAATTGACCTTTATCTAAGTACTGTCCTCTTTTCTTAGCTAAGATTTTCATGTCGAAGCCAAACCACTTACCGTCCTTGCGTTGACTACGAGGCCAAAGAAACTCACCTGTCCCATCGCCTCTGTCTTCAACTGGTTTTTCAAAGATCTCGTAGATATTCTCTTCTCCGATCTTATCACCATGCTCAGTATAAATATCTTCAACCATTTGCAGAAGATCGTTATAGAGGTCTGCTGGATGGTACCTAGTGCCTACGACCCACTCTTTCGCTTCAGCACCTTCAATAGAGGAGAGAAGAGAGTATTGACTTTTGACTTTATTCCTTCCCTCACCTGTATAAGCGTTTTCATACACCACGCAATCATCAAGGACT